AATAAATTAATTCAAAGGGGAATACCTGAAGAAGAAATAGAATTTATTCATAATGCTAAAACTAATCCTCAAAAATTAAAATTGTTTGAAGATATGAGAAATGGTACTAAACGAATATTAATTGGTTCAACATCTAAAATGGGTGCTGGTATGAATGTTCAAGATAAATTAATTGCTTTACACCATTTAGATTGTCCATGGAGACCAAGTGATATAGAACAAAGAGAAGGTAGAATTTTAAGACAGGGAAATCAAAATGAAGAGGTTGAAATATATAGATATGTAACTGAAGGAAGTTTTGATGCTTATTCTTATCAATTAATTCAAACAAAATCTACTTTTATAAATCAAATAATGGCAAATAGTAATGGTAGTGGAAGAACTGCAGAAGATTTAGATAGAGATACACTTACTTATGCAGAAGTAAAAGCTCTTGCTAGTGGTAATCCATTAATATTAGAAAAGTTTAAAGTAGAAAATGAATTGAAACAATTATATTTATCTAAAAGTAGATATGATAAATCTCATATGGAATTAGAATCAAAATTTAATCGTGAACTTCCTAGACAATTAAAGTATCAACAACAATATTTAAGTGGACTTGAAGAAGATATTACTAAAGTTCAAGATTTATCTGCTGATAATTTTAGAATAACTATAAAAGACCAATATTTTGATTCAAGAAAAGATGCAAGTACTAAATTTTATCAATCACTTGCATTATTAAAAACTGGAGAGGAAACTAAAATAGGAGAAATAAGTGGATTTGATATTATTGGTACAAGAGAAGAATTAAGATTTACTCCTATTGTGTTTATTAAAGGTGCAGGTAAATATAAAGTAGAAATTAATAATATAGATGAAATAGGAAACATTTTAAAACTAGAAAATATGTTAAAAAGTTTTGAAGGTAAAATTAATACTGTTAAGGAACAAATTGATTATACAAATAAACAACTAATTGATGTAAAAGAAGAATTAGATAAACCATTTACTCAATTAGAAAGAATTAGAGAATTACAAAAAGAAAAAGCTAGAATAGACAGTGAACTTGATTTGGATAAACAAGAAAATATGAGAGATTTAGATGACTCAAATCAAGAAGAAAAAGAAAGATAAAAAAAGTTAGATTTTTTTCAAAAAAACTCTTGCAAAATTTCTTTTTTTAAGTGATAAATAGGACGAAAGAAAAAAGCCATTAAATATAGTAAATTTAATTGGTGTTAGATTTAATGTTAGGGGTTAATCAGTTATAAGTGCTGAAAAACAAAACCTCTTAAAATGGCTTTAATTTGTCTTATGAAAGGAGATGCTCTTTTGGAAAAAAAGATATTGTTAAATTATAAGTTATTGGATTGGTTGACTTCAGTAATAAAAGATATTATTGAAGATACTATTGAAGATACACCAGAGAAAATCTCAACATTTATTGCTGTAAACAATATGCTTAATGAAATAGATGCAAATGTCATTACAGATGATATGAATAATTTAATTAGTGAAACATTAATCAATGAAATATTTGATGAAATTAAAAATAGTATATAAGGAGGAATGATTTATGTATATAACAAATTGTACTGATAATGTTAGAAACTTAATTGAAGAATTAGGAGAATTAGAAGATTTAAAAAAATTAAAATTTCTTATTTATATTTTTGGATTATTAAATAATAATCAAATAAATAATAAAAATGAAGCAAATCCAAATTTAATTGAAGATAATGAACTTGAAATATTTACTTTAGAAACAATAGGGTTGCCTGAGTATTCTTGTACAACTTTATTACAATTCTTCGTAATGCTTTATAATGGAATAACAAAATCAAAAGAAGCATATGAAGATAATGGTAATGTATTAGGTATAAAATATGATGAGAAAGATAATAAAGTAGCATCACATTTTGAAAAACTTAATTACAATGAAAAATTAGATGTATTTAGTGAAATTTTTATTAAATATGATAATGAAACTTACTTTGATAATAAAATTCCTATGATAAACTTTGATTCAAAGTTAAGTGGGTTTGATATAGCTCGAAATATTAAAGAATTAAAAAAATAGTATTAAATCCATAAATTGTTATTTGAAAACTTAATATTTTAGATAACATTTTATGGATAGGTCTATCTTCATCTTAAATATTGAGTTTTAATAACACTAATTAAGAACTCAATATTTAGAGTTCTTTTTTTCATTTATTCAAATATGTTTAAATGAGGAGGAGAAAACTTGGACAATAATCCTTCAGTTAATATTGCAAAAAAAGAAATACAAAAAGCAATTATTAATGAACTTTGTAAAAAAGGAGTAATAGATTTTTGTCAATGTAATACCATTATTAAAAAGTTAGATGAAGATATTATTAAGTTGGAGAAAAATTTTGAGAAAAAGGAAGATATGACAAATATGATAGTTAAAATTCCTATTTAGATAAGGAGGAAAGACGATGATACTGAATTTGTATTCAATAAGGAATGTACTGGCACAAGGAAAGCAACTCGTAGATTTACCACTTCGTGTTACATTTTATGCTCGTGTATCAACTGATCGTTACGAACAATTAAATTCATTAGAAAATCAAGTTATGTATTTTGAAAATTATATTAAATCTCAAACTAATTGGATTTTTGTTCCTGGATATGTTGATGAAGGCATTAGTGGTACAAGTGTTAATAAAAGGGATAATTTTCTTAAAATGATAAATGATGCTAAAAAAGGTATGTTTAATTTAATATTAACAAAAGAAATTTCAAGATTTTCAAGAAACACAGTTGACAGTATTCAATTTACACAAGAGTTATTATCTTATGGTGTTGGAGTATATTTTTTGAATGATAATATTAATACATTTGATTCAGATTCAGAACTTCGTTTAACTATTATGTCAAGTATTGCTCAAGATGAAATTAGAAAACTTTCAGAAAGAGTTAGATTTGGATATAAAAGAAGTATAGAAAAAGGAATTGTTCCTGGAAATGATAATTTTTATGGATATAAAAAGAATAAAGGTAAATTAGAGATTGTAGAAGAAGAAGCAGAATTAATAAGATTAATTTTTGACGAATATAGCAAAGAGAAAATGGGAACTGCTAGATTAGGACATTATTTATATAGTGAATACAATATTGTTAGTAAAACTGGTAAACCTTTAGCAGGTACAGTTATTGGTAGAATAATAAGAAATCCAAAATATAAAGGTTACTTTTGTGCTCATAAAGAAACGACAGTTGATTATCATTCAAGAAAACGAATTAGATTTAAACCTGATGAGTGGATAGTATATAAAGATAATGAAACTTGTCCACCAATTGTTACAGAAGAATTATGGGATAAATGTAATAAAATATTAGATAAAAATTCTACAAAACATAAAACTCATACAAGAACTGACATGAGGTATGCATTATCAGGTAAAATAAAATGTTATCATGATGGTGCAACATTTATTAAAGGAAGTTATAAAAATAGAAGAACAGGATTTGAAAGTAAATACTGGGGATGTTCTAATTATAGAAAGTATGGTAGAGAAAAAGTAAATGGTTGTAAAACACCAATTGTTCATTATCAAGAATTATTAGATATCTTTAAGATAGTTGCAAATCAAATTTTAAATTGTGAAAATGATATGATGAAAGAAATATATAGTTTGATAAGTGAAACTGAAAGTAAATCAGATTATTCAAGAGAAATATCTGAATTAGATAAAAAGATAGAAGAAATAAAAAGTGCTAGATCAGAATTAATAAATATGAGAGCTAGAAAAGAAATAGAAGGAGATGAATATAACGAAGCAAGAGAAAAATATAATACTGAATTATCCATTATAGAAAAAAAGAAACAAAGTTATTTATCAATGAATTCAGAAGTTGATTATAAATCAAATATAAATGATTTTTTTAACAAAGTACATGACATAGTTTTTGAAGATGATGAAAGTGTGTTTAGAATATTTGGTTCTATATTAGATACAATATTAGTTGAGAGATTAGAATCAGATGAAGAAGATTCTCATAAGGTAATGTTACATTTTAAATTAAACATAGTTGGCTACGATAATAGTAGCTTAAATTTAAACAATTTTTTACTGCTTTTTAGTAACAACGAAGGATGCGACAGTGGCACTAGCTGAGAAAATTGCTGGAACTGAGAAAGCTTTTGTAAGCCTTATGAATGCAAAAGCCAAAGAACTTGGATTAAAAAATACTAATTTTGTTAATTCAACTGGATTAGATGCGGAGAATCATTATTCGACAGCGCATGATATGTCTGTTATGGCAAAAGAACTTATAAAACATCAGAAAATATTAGAGTTTTCTTCGATATACGAAGATTATTTAAGAAAGGATACTGATAATAGTTTTTGGCTTGTTAATACAAATAAAGTCGTATATAAAAATTACTATAGTAGAAAATTGCTATAGTAATTTTTATTTATATTTAAGGTATTTGGAAAAAGTTAATATACCATTAAAAAATGTTTGTATGTGAATAATACTATAGTGTTTTGGAATATTTTGGAAGTTCATTCGTATAATTAGATGAATCAGAGTAGAGAAAAAGGAGGTAGATATATGATTCAATTATGCGAAGAGTTGGAATTAGAGATAATGAAATTTTTCTTAAAAACTAGTATTCCAAAAATTATTAATGAAAGGAAAGGTATTACTTCTAAATAGAAAAAGGAGTGATATTAATTATGCTTATAAATACGGCAATCTATGTTAGGGTGTCTACGGAAGAGCAAGCAACAGAAGGATTTAGTATTCATGCACAAAAAGATAAGCTTACTAAGTATGCAGAAGTAAGTGATTACAATATTGTAGGCTATTATATTGATGATGGGATAAGTGGCAAGAATTTAAATGAGAGACCTGAAGTTACTAGATTAATTAATGATGTAAAATCAGGTAAGATTAATAATGTTTTAGTATACAAATTAGATAGATTAACTAGAAGCGTTAAAGATCTAATTTATTTAATAGAACTATTTGATAAATATAATTGTACTTTTAATTCTCAAACAGAAAAGATTGATACTTCAAATGCAGTAGGTAGAATGTTTGTTAAAATTATAGGAATATTTGCTGAATTTGAAAGAGAAAATTTAGCTGAGAGAGTAACTTTTGGATATGAACAAAAAACTAAAGAAGGTAATTATACAAATTGTAATGGGGTATTTGGGTATGATTATTTAGTTGGTAAAGGTAAGTTAGTTGTTAATAAACAAGAAGCTTACTATGTTAGAAAAATATATGAATGGTATTTAGGAGGGGATTCAATGTTAAAAATTGCTAAGAAATTAAAAGATTTAAATGTTCCTACTAAAAGAGGTGGACATTGGAATCAGTCTACAATTAATTCAATTTTAAATAATCCTCTTTATATTGGTAATGTTAGATATGGAGTTAATAAGAAAAATAACTTTGAAGTTGAAGGTAGAGATATAACAGAAATTATTGATAAGGATATGTTTTATGGAGTTCAGGAACTAATGAAGAAAAGAAAGAAGTTTCATAATAAGAAATATTCTTCAGATGATACTTATTATTTTAGAGTACTTAGATGTAGTTATTGTAATGGAAAATATCATGCTAGACAACAAGTTCAAAGTGGTAAAAAATATATTACTTATAGATGTAATGGGCATCATAATAATAGTTGTAATGCTCCAGGATTTTCTCATTATAAATTAGAGAATTCTTTCTTAAAATATTTAGATAATATTAAAGACTTTAAATTTAATAAGAAAATATTAAAGAAAGAAGATAAATTAAACGAAGAAGAAGTTAATAAAATAAAACAAGAAATAGATAAATTAAATAGAAAAAAGATTGATGCAACAGAATTATTTTCTATAGACGAAATAGATTATGAAACATTTAAAAATATTAAAGAAGTAGTTGATTCAAAAATAAGTGTATTACGTAAAGAATTAGAGTTAATAGATAATAAAGAAGAGGAAATAATTGAAACAAATGAAAATTTAATAAAAGAAATAATTGTTAATTTAAAGAGTAACTTTATTAAGTTAAATAATCATGAGAAAAAGATGTTTTTAGAAAGATTTGTTAAAGAGATAAGAGTTAAAAAGGAAGGAGATGAAGTTATGATAGAAAGTGTTTTGTTTTGAGTTAACTACAAATTGTAGTCAATTCAAAAAAGTCCGGTTATGAGTGGAAAAAGTCCGGTTGGAAGTGGACTTTTTAAGTTTTATTTCCAAAAAAGTCCGTTTTTAGATTGTGTTCAGAACAAATGTTTGATATAATTAAATTGATATTAGAGCCTAACCTCGCTTAGTACGGGGAATATTAGTTTTTTGATTTTAATTTAAGTGTCGGGCAAAATAAATTTGAAAGGAGAAGACTTGTAGTAATACAAGTAAGCTAAGGTAACAACACATAACGCCTTAGTATAAAAAACAACAAGAAGGAGGTAAAAAAAATTGAAAGAAAACAAATTAGATACTATCACAAATTTATTTGAGGGTAGTGAAATTAGAAGTATTTGGGATAGTGAAAAAGAAGATTATTATTTTAGCGTAGTTGATGTTGTTGGTGTATTAACAGAAAGTGACGATCCATCACATTACTGGAGAACTTTAAAAGCTAGAATGATTAAGGAAGGAAATGAAACCGTCACAAATTGTGACAGTTTCAAATTTAAAGCTAAGGATGGTAAAATGCGTATGACTGATGTATTAGATACCGAAGGAATATTTAGACTTATCGAATCTGTACCTAGTCCTAAAGCTGAGCCATTTAAAATGTGGTTAGCCTCTTTAGGAAAAGAAAGAATTGATGAAGTATTTGATCCCGAAAAAGCAATTGATAGAGCAATTGATTATTATCGTAAGAAAGGTTATTCAGATAGTTGGATTGAAGTAAGATTAAAAGGAATTCTAAATCGTAAGAAATTAACAGATGTGTGGAAAGAAAACGGTATTACTGAAAATTATGAATATGCAATATTAACAAATGAAATTTATAAAACTTGGTCAGGAATGAAAGCTAATGAATATAAAGATTTTAAAGGTATAAGAAAAGAATCTTTAAGAGATAATATGACAGATATAGAAGTAATATTAACTGACTTAGGAGAAGTAACTGCAAGAGATATCGCTAAACAAGAGAGACCACAAGGCTTAAAAGATAATTTAAAAGTTGCTAAAAGAGGTGGAGATGTATCTAAAATAGCAAGAGAATCTTATGAGATACAAATAGGTAGAAGTGCTATAACTAGTGAGAATGCTATTGGTGGAAGATATGTTGATACAAATAAGCAATTAAAAGAAAAATAATATTAAAGATGTAAACAGTGTAGAAGATAA